TAGTCTCTTTTATACATACGGACAAAGTATAGTAAGTCCTCTGTTAATGAATCATCAAAAATACCAAAAGACTGTAATGGACTAATCATTCTAAATCTTACCTGACTCATTGAGTCCATATACATCAATTCATTAGCTACTCCATAAATCAGAGAGTCCAATAAGAAATCACTGTCCTCTGATTGATAATCATTGTATTTAAGGATATTCATAATCTCCTCAATATCATCACTACTGGAATAACTGATACAACCAGGAGTAGCCAAATATCCACAATAAATATCCACAATGTTCTTACAATAGTTAATAACTGACTTATTACAAGGTTTAGAAGAGTCTGAATAACTCTTGTTTAGAATCTGTTGAATACCATCATAATAGTTCTTATAAGTTGCCAACTTGGGTCTAACAGAGGTATTAAAATGGTTAATCATCTTCTGTAATAGGTCAGTTGTCAGTTCTTCATTTTTTCCAATACAAATCATTTAATCAACCTCCTCTTATTTATTCTTGTTGGTGGCCACAGTCAGGACAAACTGGGGGCCCGCCTTTCTCAACAGAGAAATAGGTTCCACAATTTTGGCACTCATAACTATCATAATTTTCTTCATACCACTGGTCGGCATTTGTTCCACAGTGAGGGCAATCTGGGGGTCCTTCTGTATAAACAGTCTCACCACAGTTGGGGCAAGTGAAAGAGGGCATACCTTCATACCATTCATCTTGATTTACTCCACAATCAGGGCAAATTGGGGGGCCATCTGTTCTAAAACTGGTTCCGCAATTACGGCAAGTGTATTCAGCACCCTCTTCTTCTCCTCCACCACCCATATCACCAGAACCAGAACCTTCATCATAGCCTTGCCAATAACCCTGGTTCCAACCATCATTGTAGCCCTGGTTATAACCATCATCCCAACTACCACCAGAACCATTCTGGGAGCCATCTTGAAAACCTTTATCATAAATCTTTTTTAGATTCTCTGTAATTTGAATTAATTTATCTGCTATACTCATAACTTAATCCCCCTTACTGAATAGATTGATAATGTCCTTCTGGAATAATGGTTTCTTGCTTTAATACATAGTTTCTATCTAACTCCAAGTAATAAGGAGGGCCACAACAGTTATCAACATAAACTTGGTAATCTTCTTCATCCCAACTTGCTATGAAAAATAGTTTATTTTCAACACTACAACAATCTTGCCAAATAGTAGGACAGAAAGGACTATTACATAACTCTTCCCAAGTCATACCTTCATCAGCTACATAAGCAGTTCCATCTAAATAGAAAGTAATTGGGTTCTCATAGTTGGGAATACCTAAAATCTCATACTCAATATCAATAATCTTATCCAGGCAAGTCTCAATCTCACCCACTGTCTCTCTCCAATCAATTACCTCTGTTTCTGTATAAATGTAATCACTTGGCTTACTCCTGGGTTTAACATTATATTTCTTACTATATAAAGTCTTTTCACCATCATAGGCATAAACCTGAATAGGCATTGACTGGGTTAAAAGAATATTGGGGATAATACATTTTCTTTCTACAACATCTACAACTAAACTACATTCATCAGTCTTATTACAAAAATGAATTTGTTTAATGTCATCATTACCAACAGTAATCTCAATGTTAGAGTCCCATTGGTATAAATTATCTTTTTCAATACTAAACATTTAACAACCTCCTCAAAAAAGATTTTTACTTACACTCTTCAATTTTACAGACAGTCCTTGAATGGAATATCTGAGTGAGTCAATGTAATGGTTCCAGGAGTCAATAGGTTTATTGATATACTCCCCAGTCTGTTTGTCTTTCTGCCAACTGTAATTCTCAAACTCTGTAATAATCCCCTGGCAATCAGGATGGACTATGATTGTATAATTCATTAACTTTTGTAGGCCGAACCGCACTGAATCTGGGCCTTTTACTGCTGGCCTTATCTTAATAATCCCGCCTCTTTTAATCTCTTCTATACTCTTCATTTCTGCTGAGTCTGCTATAATTACAGATTTAGAAAAGCCTAACCCCTTAATAACCTCTACAAGTTCCTGGTTAGTCTTTCCCTGGCCTCCCCATTCTTTAAATATATGAATCGTTTTATTGTCCTCATTGACTATACTTGCCAAAATTACAGATGGGTCATTTTGAAAACCAAAATCCATTCCTACGACTAACTGGCCTTGTATATCAGCAACATTAAACTCCTCAACCTTATAATTTTGGAAAATCAACCTATCCAAACTAACAAAATCGCCCAAAGCCTCTATTTTCCATCTGGTTGGGTTTGTCAGTTTCATTTGTTCCATTCTTTCTAAATAATCCTTTGACAAATAAGGATTATTTAAATAGGTTGTTTTTTTAATAAATGTATTAGGGGGAACAATACCAGTATCAAACCCCCATTTTTTGAATACCCATGATTGTTTTGATACAGGATTAAAACATAAATATATTTGTAAGGGTAGAGAGTATCTGATTGAGCGAACAGTTCCGTCAATCAACTCAAAATCTTCCAGGGTAAATTCTGTGGCCTCCTCCAATAGAACATCAGAAACCTCACTAAATCCCTTAATCTTTTCAGCCTCATCCAATCCCTCACATTTAAAGACAGTTCCGTTCAACTTACAGACTGCCCTATATTCACCCTCATACAAATCAAAATACTTTCTAATCTTTAATCTATCTAAACAACTCTTTAATTCAGTCCATACAGAGTCCTTACACTTTCTATAAACCTTTCTCATTAATAGAATTGTTCTCTTCTCTTTAAGTCCTTTTAGAACCAGCTTAGAAATTAAATACTGAGTCTTGCCCGAACCACGGCCTCCATAATAAATGTTATATCTGTATTGGTAGTCAAACACATAAGGTCTATAACAAGGTAAAAAATAGTTCTTACCTATGTTAAGTTTTATAGCCATTATTCCTCTTTAATTAGGACATCATAACCCTTACTCTTTAATTCCTTAGCCAGTTTTTCAGCGTTCTCTTTTACTGAAAAATAACCTACCTGGACTCTGTAATGTTTCTGTGGTTTTAGTCCTTCATTAATCTTTTTAGCAATCTCTGGGAACTTACCTTGTAAATAAGGCCCAGGACATTTAGTATTAGCAAACATATTATGGCGGGTTAGGTTGCCAGTCTTATCACCAGTGTAATTAATCTCTGTAATATTGTTTCTCTTACAAATATCAATACATAGGTCAATAAGTGCGGAAAAGGCTTTATCAGAAACCTCCCAATTAGGTTCTCCCTTACAATTAGCAACCTCAATAGTAATGGCCTGGTTGTCATTCTCACTATTAGAACTGGTCCAGGCTCTGTATTCCTCTGGAACATATAGGGCAATATTGCCATTAGAATCAATACCATAGTTAGAAGAGGCCTGGGTTGAGGACTTACTAAACCAGTCTCCCATTCCACTCAATGAACCATTAACTACGGCCATATGATGAATAGTAATCTTTGTAATCTTTCCAGTTCTTTTTGACTTGTTAGGGGAAATCTTTGTATAACTCACTAAACTTGAATTACTCACTTAAATCCTCTCCTTCAATATTAATAATTACATCAGTGTTTATGTCAGCCTCAATCTTTGTTGTAGGAGCATATCCAAGAGAATCAAGAATGTATTTATTAGCCTGGAAACATCCCTCATTAGCCAACTCAATCATTTTCTTTTGGGCTAATCTTTCCGCATCTTTCCATTGCTCTTGTAGTCTCTTCTTTAACTCTTCCTGGAACTCTGGCTTTTTTCTCCATACACCAACTGTCTTATTATTAATACCCATCATCTCTGCCAACTTTGTGTCTGGTAGCATAGGATAAGCCAACATCAACTCTAATAATTCTTTTTCTTTTGTTTTAAGTGCCAATCTAAACACCTCCTCACTATTATGTGAAAGTTTCTATAAATCTCTTTAACATTTTGGGTTAAAAGGGTATAAAAAAAGGGAGGTGGCTTTTAATTTGCCATCTCCCTTAACTATTAAGTTTCTCTTATATTTTACTAAAACTTTTTTTCATTGTCAAAATTCTATTATTTCTATTCATTAAACTTTAACAATTTCTTATAAAAGTAATTGAATACTGCCTTAATACAACCAAAAGTAAGGCAAACAACAAACAACCCAGCAACCAGGGCCAGGGGCAATAAAATAATTGCTAAAATAATTTCTAATAGTGTCATAAGTTAATCCTCCTTATAATATCTAATAATTAATTCTCCATCATTGTGTTCTATTTCAATATATTTATCTAAACCCAATAAATAAATAGCCCAACGCAAATAAATATAATCGGCCTCACTTTGCCAATTCATAATAATATGATGGTGTTCCTATCCTCTGGGAGTTCCAGTAGTTTCAACAGTAATACCCTTTCCATCTTCTGTATAAGTAATAAAATTTGTTGTTCCATCAACAGCCTCTAAGGCCGTTAATAATTTAATCATAAAATCCACTCCTCCATTTTTTTACCTTCATACATATCAGCCTGGGCCTCCATCTCCAAAAGCAACAAATCAAGTTCCAGAGCCTTTGTAAAATCTTTCTTTGTCTAAATTGCGGACTCCACTGTTTCCTTAGTGGTTAGGGTTTGAACTCCCTCAATCAGAATCTTCTCCATTGGTGTATAAATCTCCATTGTTATTACCTCCATAAAAATTGTTTTAGGGTTGTCCCCTCATATATATGTAGCTTTTGGGGGACAATGATTACACAAAATTGGTTAAAATTTTTCAAAAAAAATGAGAGGTATTTAAACCCCTCATTTTAGTCCTAATTCTTTTTTTCTTTGTTCTACCTCTTGTTTATAGGCCTGGGCTTTGGCTTTTCTCTGGGCCTCCTTCTCTCTCAGGAAAGAATAGTGCTTGTTCTCAGCCTCAGATTTGAACTTGTTTTTCTCCTCTTCTGTAATTAGTCCCAACTCCTTAGCCATTCTGATACATCCAAGAGCCTCTCCAAAGTCAATGGCGGTTTGACAGAAAAGAATCCTCTCTGTAATAACCTCCTGGGCTACTCTCTTATCCAGTTTCTTCTCAATACCAAACATAGTTAAACCTCCTTAGCCTTTAAGAGTCTCATATTTTTCATCCAGTCTATAAACAAGGTTTCTGGCCTCTTCCCTGGTGAGTTTATCAAGTCTCTCAGCCATATTAATCATACCTCTTACAAACTGGTATTCTTCAAAGAACTCCATTCTCTCAATCTCATAATTAACAATCTGGATTGCCTGCTTAACTCTTGCCATAATAATACTCCTTTGTTATTTAATGATAGGACTATTATACTAAGAATCAGTTGTATTGTCTATTGACAGAATAACCAAAAGTAAGGAAAGGCTTTTGTTGCTTTTGTATATTCTATTAAAAGTTAAAGTATTGTCCTTCTGGGTTTAATATCTAATCAAGGCAAATAGTCTGGGCCAAGGGGTTTGTAGTATAGCCTTTTCCAGTAGTCTTAGGAATCTAATAGTTGAGTGCGGGAACCAGGTTCCTAATAAACTGGCCCTCATACATATCTAATTCATCCTCATTACAAGTAATCATTATATCAAAGTCAATCTAACAATCTTCTCTATTAAGAGCCTCCCAAAGGACTCTATATTTATGGGACTTGTTATATTGGCCGTTTTTAATCTCCCAACAATGTCCCGCGAGTCTGTATAACATTTTAGTAGATTTACCTATATAAACAATTTTACCATTTATCTTAATACAGTAAATACCAATCTTCTTATCATACTTTTCAACTTTATACTAATCTTTTAAGAACTCATTATAAACAGAGTCCTATTGTTCTTTTGTCATTTTCATTATTATTCCTCCTTAGAATCCCATTTCTTTTTTAAACTTAGCAACCATTTCGGCCTTTGTTAGTTCTCTATTGGCCCTGGTTGGTTCAAGAGTTGATAGAGTATTAGCGAGCGGAGCGAGCAATACTCTATCAACTCCTATATTATCTTTTTCATTATCTATTAAATTATCTTTTATAAAGTCATTTTGTCCGTTGCCAACAGTCATTTTGTCTGTTGCCAAAGGACAATTTGTCTGTTGGTTGCTACTATCAACCGTCATTTTGTCCGTTGCTATTACTTTATTAATTTTATCCAAACAGACTTTAATATGTCTGGTTCTACCGCCCTTTGTGTTTCTGGTTTCTCTCTTAATAAATCCCTTAGTTTCCAGAGAGGTCATAGTTCTGGAAATTGTCTTTTCACTAACACCAAAGTTCTCAGCCAACATTTTATCACTCATAAAGAAATCCCCAGTATTAGTGTTGAACTCCATTATCTAAGCAATCAATAAAATCTCAGTTGGGTTCAATCCCAGTTTAAAAAGGTCTTTATTAACCTTCAAAAATAAATTTGTCATTTCGTCTCTACCTCCATTAGTTTCTCTTTCTATTGGTTGTCAAATATCCAATAGCAATCTACAAATCAGTGTTATCCTCAAATACCCAACAGTCTAAATTGGGATGGTTGCGGTTTATCTCTGTTCTAATAATTCTAAAACCCTATTTTCTTAACTCATAGGCCAACCACTTTGAGTAAATAATTTTTTCTTTTGCCATTTTGAAAACCTCCATTAAAACTTTTTATTAATTAATTCATCAAGTGCCAGTCTCATAACCTGGCTAATATTCAGGCCGTTAGCAACACAATATTTCTCTAATTGTTCCTTCTGGCTCTGGGTTAATCTGAACTTAACCTAAACTGTTTTGTTCTCTTTCATTCTTTACCTCCTACTGTATATGAAAGTTCTTTGTATTCTCTTAAAAGCCTTTGTCCCACATTTTTCCCTTTAAAAGGAGAGGGGGCCAGTTTCCCAACCCCCATAAGAAAAAAGGAGAAAATAACATATATTCAATGGCTTCACATAGAAGTAGTTTAAAAAGCTAATAACTATAACTTTTTCAACCCTTCCGTATATACTTAAAATTTCTTTCTAATCAATTTTAAGGGTTGGCCCAAACTTTTTAAAAAATTTTTCAACCCCAGGCAACCTTAACCCTCTTGACATTTTCCATTATCTTCCTATAATAAAAGTAGCATTGTCCCACAAAAACTAAATAAAAAAGGAGTAAAAACATTATGATTGACTACAAGAAGATTGACTTTCCCTTTATTGAAAACTGGTGCGATACCCACGGCCAGTCCGAGTGGCTTGACAATAAGGTTGAAGAGGATGTTATTGTTGAGGTCTATCCTTACATTGAATACACCAAGAAGGATGGAACCAAGGGCCGTAAGTATGATAAAACTCAGACTCCTACCAAGGTTTCCCGCCCCATCTCTTTCCTCAAAGTTAAGGATGATTTTATTTCCAAGTTTATGCCAGAGGTCAAACCCCAGGCAAAGGCCCAGCCTCTGACTATGAGACAGAAGAGAGCCCAGAGAAAGAAGTAAGGAGGGGCCCCTGGAAGGCTCTGAGAGGACTTTTTAGCTGAGGTATATCCAGATACCTCCAAACCCCTAACTCCTCTCTGAGAGGCTCCTGGAACCCCAGAAACAGAAATAACCCCATTCCAGTAGAAAGGATAAAGAACTGGAATGGGGGTCTTTCTATATAATCCGCAAAAACTAAATATAAGTGGATGGTAATTTCCCACTCTTCTCTTATATTATACAAAAATTTTTTTGAAAAATCAAAAAGAGGCCCCTCAAAGGAGCCTCTTCTTTTTATAATCTCTTGATTCTATTGGTTCTCTTATAACCCTTCTTAATGGTGTCCAGAGGGGAGTAAGTCTCAAAGTCATCCTTTAAGTCCTCTGTAAATAACTTGACATAATGGCGGGTCATTTCTCCATTCTGGTGGCCTAATAGCTTTTGGAGTTTCAAGTGAGAACCACCATTCTTAATATAAATCTTAGCAAAGTTATGCCTCAGGCCGTGGATAT